CTAAAAAGTGAGAACGAACAGGCTTTCACCGAAGCTTTGGAAGCTCTTATTAAAACTACAGCAGATGACATCCAGGAGCTGCACAGCTGACACATTTAAAATACTAACAGAATGTCCGGAGTACCGTCCGAGTCTCCGCAACGCCCATAAACGAATTATGGTCGAAGTTCCTTTGTGTAAAGGAATTTCGACCATTTGTAGTTGCGGAGGCAGGATTGAGCTGCTATTGCTGATATATTCTACCCTCTTGAGGCAATAGCTTTGGTTATACATTATTGCATTATTAATGGTCTCTATTCTGTCCATATTGCAGGACCATGTCAAGCCTCGCACCAAGTTCAGCATTGACATTTTTTAAATCTTCTATGCGCTGGTTCTTCTCCTCTATGAGCATTTTCAGAGCTTTTACCTCAGCCTTTAACGACGTCACATCGGTATTTACATAGCTACTATTAACCACATTATAGTGTCCGTTTATAGTAGGTACGTCCGACGTACCGTCCGACTTTATTAAGATGTCCTCTATTGAACATCCTAAGACCTCAGCCATTCTCACCAATGTTGAGACTTTGACATCTGGTCGAGCATCAAAGTATGTTATAGTATTGTGCGTCTTCGCTCCCCAAAGACTCTTGCTAAACTCACCAATACTAATACCTGCTCGCTCAAGCAGTTCTCTCACTCTTTCGCTTTTTACCGTATTATTTTCGTACCTCATACTTAATAAAGGTTAAATCCTACTTTGTTAAGGGTTAAAGTCTCAACAAAGTAGGTGTTTATCCATTTTTGTTTATATCTTTGCAGCAAAGTTAGACACTAAAAACGACATAAACAAACAAATGGAACAGATTTTCAATTCATTGGCCCCGGAGGGTTACTTCGCTAACCTGACGAAAAAAGAGAAGGGTAAATTCCTCAGATACCTGATGGTTACATACGATTTGAACTATAACACCATCCGGCGTAAGCTATCTGGAGTCGCAGCTTACCAGCTTAACACTCTCGAGCGCATGGCTTGTACTGAGGCTATAAAAAAGGAGGACTTATGGCGATACTAAAATTTTTGGAGTTTTTCGTTACACCAGACGGCTTTGTTTACTACAAGAAGCCTGGCGAAGAGTCAAGGCGACTCACCAAGTTCAATACCGATATTGTTGACGAGCTGCACAATGTCATCAAGACGAGGTTCCCAGAGGGATACGCAGCACTTGCTAAGCTATATCGCCGTAATACCTTCAAAATGGTTGAACGTTTTATACGCTGCAACTTTGGCGAGCACGACCTACTGACTCAAGACATCGAGCACGATATCTTGCACTTTGAAGAGGTTCGATGCCCGCTACGCGGCATGTGTGAGTTCGAGCGAGTGATATGTCGCCCTAAGACAATGGTCAATCTCTCTAAATGCGAACGAGAGATAGCCGATCTATACCTCGAGGGGCTTACTTTTACGCAGATCGCCGAACGGCTCGGCAAAAATGCACATACTGTCAAAGTGCAGCTCATGCGCATCAAGGTCAAATGTGGCGTTAGTCATTGTCGCGATATCATTAGAGTCTTACGTCTTAACAACTACTAAGTGGTTCTGATCTGCGACACGTGCAAGCATAAGCGCAACTGCATTAACGGACGCTTTTGCCTAATTAAAAACAAATATGTTGAATACATTAATATAGAGAAATGCGAATATGATAACAATAGAACAATACATAAAGCATATCGATAATCTGAAGGAGATGGGGCTGCTATCTAAGGACTTTCGTGTCGTACAATACAAAGATGGCTGCCTTCTTGGTGTGAATGGCAAGTGTGAGGCTTTCGAGGAAGAGCCTCTCGACTTCAAGGACTATATATGGTGGATAGACGGTTACGCTTATCGCCCAGTATGTCGAGCACGAATGCAGCCCACTGTAGTTCTTGACGATGAAGGTACACTCGAACTCAGAGATACCCCATTTTTCAGTGCGTTTATCCCTTCGCTGAGCATCGATATAAAGATCCTCTGAAAACAATAATAAAGTGTGATATCGTGATTTTGTGGCAGCGATGCGTTGCCACTATCTTTGCAAAGCGAATAAAACCCAAGCGAAATGATTAGCGTAGAACAAATACTAAACGCAACAAATGGAGGCCTGGATATCATTCTATCCATATATCCGCAGGCGCGTGACTGCGTACACCAGAAGAACAAACACTTCTCCATACGCAACGAACGCACGCCTTCAGCCTCCTTGCGACAATTCAATTCAAAAAAATATGGCGCGATATGGCAGGTCACAGACTTCGGCGGCGAAGGTCATGGCGAAAATGCCATAGACATCTTTATGCGTGAGAATGGCTACGACCGCTCACGCTTCAACGAGGCTATACTGAAGCTGGCGGCACAGTTCGACATACGCGACGAACTCGACCGCTCTGTGAACCGTCCAGAGATTCGTCAGCGTGAAGCTCGTGCAGACGAAAAAGACGGTACACGTCCTTTCGAACTCAACGAGAAGTTTACTGAAGCTGAACTCAAGGCGCTCGGCCCAAAGGTGACGCAAGACCATGTCGATGCACTTCATTGGCATTCTGTCAAATGGATAGCAAATGTCAAGGACCGTAAGGTGACGGTCAAGTATTCTACCGAGCACTATCCTATATTCATGCGCGAGTGTGTTATCAAAGAGGCCGTGGGCGACCAGCCGGAAGAGAAGTTCTATAAAGTATATGAGCCTTACAACTGCGACAAAGGCTTCCGTTTCTCGTACACGCCTGCAGGTGCCAAGCCGCGTTTCTACATTAACGGGCTTGCGGAGCTCAAGAAGGCATATCGTGAGTTCAATGCCAAGGAGGAGAAAGAGTGGTACGCAGCGCACGAGGACGGCAAACCGTACAAAGAGCAGAAGCTGCCCGAAGCGGTTATCTGCTCCGGTGAACGCGACTCGCTTTGCTGCAAGTCCATGGGCTACTTTCCTCTATGGTTCAATTCTGAGACCTACCAGCTCTCTGTCGACGAGTATAAGGAGATAATGAAGTACGTCGAGGTGCTCTACAATATACCCGATATCGACGAGACAGGGCGACGCAAAGGTCGTGAGCTCGCGTTGCGCTTTATCGACATCCATACGGCATGGCTCCCGGACAAACTTCTGACTTACAAAGACAACCGTGGCAAGCCTCGCAAAGATTTGCGCGACTGGCTCGAAATACACAGCGAGCGCAAGGACTTCCGCAATCTGCTGAAGGTAGCCATGCCTGCCAAGTTCTGGGTACAGACTATCAACAAAGACGGCAGACCGAAGACAGAGGTTGACACAGCTTGCTTGTACAACTTCCTTCAGCTTAATGGTTTCTATGCCCTCCACGATGAGAACTCGGCTAACACTCAGTTTATACGCATCGAGGGCAACATCGTTAAGCGCGTTAACGTGAAGGAGGTGCGCGAGTTCATACGTCGGTGGGTGGTCGATAGATTCGAGGACCGCAATATCCTCAATCTTGTGCTGAATACTACCAAGCTATCACCTGCAGCTCTTGAGTCGCTCCAAGAGATAGACCTGAACTTTACCAACTATACGCCGAACTCGCAATACTTCTTCTTTCCGAATAAGACCATCGAGGTGTGCAAGCCGTCCGAGGCTATCCCTAATGGGCTCAAAGAGTACGATCCAGGCGCAGACGACTTACATAACTACGTCTGGGAGGAAGGCGTTATACCGCATCGATTCAAGTCACTACCAGACATGTTCAATATTAAGCAGACACAGACCACCGACGGACGCATACATCTCGATATCGAAGTCCTCAATGTTAAGAGCAACTTCTTCGGGTATCTCATCAACACCTCGCGACTATACTGGCGCGATGAGACCGAGACCCGCTTCGGCGAAGATAGAGTGGCTGCTGCTGCATATATCAAGGCGAACCCATTCCGCATCGACGGCGAAGGACTGCAGGCGAATGAGATAGCAGAGCAAAAACAAAACCTTATCAATAAAATTTTCACCTTCGGATACATGCTTCATCGATATAAGGACTTTGTCAGGGCATGGGCTCCATTGGCTATGGACAATAAGATAGGCGAGGAGGACGAATGCAATGGTCGTTCCGGAAAGTCTTTCTTCTTTAAGGTACTCTCATTTATGATGAATACCGTAAAACTATCCGGACGAAATCCGAAGCTCATGGATAATCCGCACGTGTTCGACCAGGTGAGCCAGTTTACGGACTTACTGCTCGTCGACGACTGCGACCGATATCTAAACCTCGGTCTATTCTACGACAACATCACGAGCGACATGACGGTGAACCCGAAGAACAACCGCTCATTTACCATCGGTTTCGACGAATCCCCTAAGCTCGCATTCACGACCAATTATGTACCTCAAGACTTTGATCCATCCTCAGAGGCACGTTCGCTCTACATGGTGTTCTCCGATTGGTACCATCAAAAGACCGATGACAACGACTACCACGAAACAAGGACTATCCGAGATGACTTCAACAAGACACTCTATGCCTTCGACTACAGCGACGAGGAGTGGAATGCCGACCTTAACTTTTGGCTGCAGTGCTGCCGGGTATATCTCGCACTAAAGGATACAGGCATCAAACCGCAGCCCCCAATGGGTAACATGGAGAAGCGCCATCTGAAGGCATCTATGGGTGCCAACTTCGAGGACTGGGCAGAAGGCTACTTCTCGCCCGATGGCGGTCACCTCGATGACTACATTGCACGCGACGAGGTGTTCAACGAGTATCAGCGCTTCTCCAATGTCAACCGCATCACCATGCAGGCGTTCACCAAACGTCTCAAGGCGTTTTGCAAACTGTGTCCGTGGATCGACTGCATGAATCCTCCGGAGCTATGCAACGCCGGTGGTCGCATCCAGAGAGCAGTGCAGGTCACTGCAGAGCTTCGCAAAACAAAGGATATGATATATATCCGCTCAATATCGCAGAACGCACGCCCTGACAGTCCGAAAGACCAAGAACTGGCCTTCGACGATGCAGACGAGCGACCTTTCTAAACAAACAGACTAATCATTTCGCTTTAAATCTTCAATAGGGTGGCGGACTGCCAGGTAATATCACCTGTGTAGTCCGCCTTTTTCTTTGTCAGCACATTCCAACACCTGTAGCAGATTGTTCCATATTTCCGCAAATCTTTCAGACAGCCCCACCGGACTTGCCTTGCCTCTCCCCGACACCCCTCTCTTATTTTGTACAAAAACTTTGTGATTTTGTAACAGGTTGTTGCAAAAAGTATAAAATATATTGAAAATAAGGGAGTTCCGCTTGTCACAAATTGTCACAAACCGCCGTCACAAAGTTGTCACAAAGTTGTCACAAAGTTTTTCAAGTTGTGACATGGTTTCCTCGCAAAAGTCGGTATAAAGTTTGTGATGACCTGTCACAAACTTGCAACACGAACTTGCAACACCACATCACTTTGATAATAAGCTACTTATCTTCACGTTGTCACACATCACATTGTCACAAAAAATTATTGCAAAAGCATATCAGACGCACAGAAAACTCAGAGAACAAGGCGAAAAACAATAGCTAACAACTAAAAAACACCCTTATATAGTAGGATATTTGTTCTAAATTTCCTACTTTTGCAAGACACAACATGCTTAATCAAAAAATGGTACCAAACATGTCCAAATATCTTGTCTACCTCACTCTAAAACCTTTCATTGCTCAATGGCTGCGCCATCACTTCGGCGACCCTGTAGTGTTTCCAGCTCAAAGTGCAGAGAATGCCTGCATCCGTCATTTTCTCACGCGCCAGCCTGGTTCGTTACCGCTGACACGTGGCGATGATGATGTTGCTATCTGCATCCCCGACTCAAAGCAGAAGCCGGTCGTCACCTACAACTACCTTTCTGGCAATGCCCGCAAGGCTGTTGCCGAGTGCATCGAGGACACATTCAGGCTCCAGCTTTGGCGCGATCTCGCCGACATCGAGCTGTGCCAGTGCACACTACTCTCTGCTGTTAGAGCGTGGTGCGAGGCTAACGGCATAGATGTCGAGTACGACTACACGCTAAAGATGCGTTTCCAACGTATGCGCAACTCCTACCTCAAGCATGGTGTCGACCTCAGACGCAGATCTCGAGTGCGCGACAATAAAAACTGTTAAATATTCTATAAATCACACGGATAAGATGCCCATTTTTGTTCGCGCCCGTTCGTCACTTATGTTCAACATATAAATATAGCTCTATATGAAGTCGATAAAGCTCGTTAAGTCTGTTGCTTATGCTTACAGCACCCAACTCGAAGGCTCGGTCCTCATCGCCAACCGCACCGTCCGCATCCCATCCAACATCTTGTGGCGCTCAATTTGTGTTAAAGACCACCCGTCTATGGTCTCGTCAACCAAGACAGATGACAAGAACAAGGTTATAACCACCACTTTGAAGTTCCTTACACCTGACGATTTGAATATCAAGCGCCGTCATCTGGTGTTCAAGGTGACACTCATCGACGATCGTCAGTTTCTTGTTGGCTCCTCTGAGCGGCCTTACCCGTCTGTAGAAATCACCGAGAACTGCCCCGATGCTGTCAAAGAAAACCAGCTCAACGAGGTCGTTGTTACACACAAATCTCACGAGATACCTCCATATATTAAGGTATAGCAGTATTTTGTACCACATACTTCTCAAGCTACCTTTGTCGTAAATATTTATCACATGGAATATAATCTCGTCATTTCAGGCACTATTGGCAGTTGGTGGAACGGTTGTTCTGCCGACTACGTCCGTTATGTGCTCAATCAGAACAAGGGCAAAGAGGTGCATGTTGGCTTCTGTTCGCTTGGCGGTTACGTCAAAGATGGCTTGGAGATTAACCAGGCTTTCCGTGACCACGGCAACGTACACGCACACGCCTTCGGCATGAACGCATCTATCAGCACTATCGCCATGCTTGGCTGCAAGACTATCGACATCGTCAAGGGCAGCTTCTTCCTTATCCACAACGTGTCCACTCTCATCTACAAGTACGAGCAGAGCAACAAGGAGCAGATTGATGCTTTCGTGCGCAAGCTTCAGGCGCAGCGCGACTCGCTCAAGAACTTCGACGACGTGCTTGCCTCTATGTACGCCGACAAGACCGGAAAGTCTGTCGATGAGTGTCTCGCCCAGATGAAGAAGGGCAACTGGCTCACCGCGCAGCAGGCTCTCGACTTCGGACTTGTCGATTCCATACGCGAAGACAAGGAGGCTGAGAAGGCAGCCAACGAGTTTACCGGACAATTTACAAACTCTTACAACATATCTCATTTTAAGGATGCAGGCATACCGCCACTACCTCAATCACTTGCCTCGGAAGACGCAGCAGTTCGTGTCGCGTCAGTGGTTGACGGTAGCGGCAATCCAACTCCGAGCTTCATCGAGAAGACGTGCGAAGGGCTCAAGAACCTCTTCCGTAACCAACACGCATCAAAAACTTCAAACAAAATGATTAAAATCTTTGCTTGCGTCATGGCATTGCTCAATGCCACTGACGGTTTCGCAACTAACGAGGATGGCAACATCACCCTCACCCAGGAGCAGATGAAGAGCATCGACGATCGTCTTCAGGAACTTGAAAAGAAAGACAAGACTAACGCAAAGGCGGTGTCTGAAGCCGGCAAGGCAGTCAAGGAACTCAAGGACCAACTCACAAAGGCTCAGGACGAGTCCAAGAAGAAGGATGCTCAGATCGCAGCTCTCAAGGCCTCTGCTGGCACCACTACTGTTGATAATCCTGCCAACAGCGAGGAGAGCTTCACTGCGCAGGACGTGTTTAACCTTATTAAAGATGTATAACTATGGCTTCTGTTAAAGTAGGCAATATTACATTCGGTGCTGAAGAGCTCTCTAAGACTTTTCAGACCTACCGCTCAGACTTCCTCATGATGCCACTTCTCGCTCTCGGCGCACTTGCAGAACATTGCTCTGTACGCACCGGCATCCGCTACCGCGAGACTGTTGGCGAGATGTCTGGCAATCTCGAACTCTCTAACTACCAGAAGACAAAGTATGAGGACGCAGCTGTAGATATTACACCGCGTGTCTTCCAGACTTTCTTCGGCAACGTGGTGGCAGGCATCGACCCCAACGCCATCTATCAGAGCATCTGGGGCTCTAACGTTACTAAGGGCGACGGCCTGAAGAACGTGCCTATCGTCGTTCAGATCTGCGCATACCTTGCCAAGAAACTTGGCGAGAATATGTTCATGAACGCCTTCACCGCTAAGCACGACCCCGCAGACTTTTCCAAGACTGCGAAGTGGTTCGACGGTTTCAAGACCGTCCTCGACAAGGATGCTGCCGGTACCAACGAGCTTCAGAAGGTGCTCATCTCGACAACTCTCGGCAACCTCGTAGAGGGTACTGATTCTATCACCAAGGACAACGCCGAAGACCTCATTAAGGAGTTCTATTGGAGTGGTACCGATGCTGCCGCTGCCAAGCTGCGCTCGCAGCCACTCAAGCTCTTCCTCAGCGACCAGGCTTACCACTGCTACACCGAGTGCTATCAGGTCAACCATGGCTCGCTGCCGTACAACCAGAACTACGACAAGCGCACTCTTGAGGGCGCAAGCAACGTAGAACTTGTACCACTGGCTAACGTTCCTGCCGACTTCATGCTGCTCACTCCGAAGTCTAACATCTTCCTCGTGTTCAACCAGCAGACCGAAGACGAGAAATTCCTCGTTGAGAAGTCGCTGAAGAATCACTATGATGTAGACTTCATCGCCAACTACTTCTTCGGCACGCAGTTCCAGAGCGTATCGCCCGAGGTTCTGCGCTACTGGCGCAAGAAGGCCTGAACGAGGTCGCTAACATATTTGTTTAACATTAAAACTTATCATTTATGGCAAAATGTACTGGCGCCGCATCTATTTACGGCGATATCTGTTTCACACCGGGAGCAAAGTCGCTCCCTGGTGTACGTGGCTGGGTCTTCGGTATTGCTAAACGCGACATCTTAGGATGGCCAACCATCGGCTCGGAGACACCAAAAACGATGGACGCTGTCGCTAAGTATACCGGCGACTTCAAACTGGCTTCTGACAAGAAGTGGCACAAGATTGGTCTCATACCTAACGAATCGCAGCTGCAGGTCGAGTCTCAGGGCACTTACGGCTCTAAGACATTCAAGGTCACTGGCACCGCTGTCATTCCCGGCACCGAGGAAGCTGCCACCGGCTACATCTCTCTCGCCAACAACGACGAGATGGTCTACCTCTTCATTCAGCGCAACGGCAAGGCACGCATGGTGGGCAGCGAGGCGTTCTCTCCTGAGCTCACGCTCTCGCAGGACCTCGGCAAGGCTGCTACCGATACCAACTCTACAACAGTGCAGGCTGTTGCGTCTGACGAGTATCCAGCTCCATTCTACCCGGGCAAGATAGAGACCGAGGACGGCGACATCTCCGGCGCTACCGGCCTGCCTATCGTAGCAGCATAGCATTTTCTTTTTCGCACAATAAGTAGTTTAAATTATTGATTGGTTATTTCTGGGGCGGTCCTCACGATAGCGATCGTGTGTACCGCCCTCTTTAAATTTGCATTATAATATGATAGATAAAAAACTTACCGAAGATATGCAGGCGTGGCTCAACGCCGAGAAGCACGACCGCGAGTCTGTTGCCCGTGGTGCGGAGATGGTTCTGAAGCTCACGCGCAACATGTCGATGTATCAGACCATCATGCGCCGTCCAGAGCGTTTTGAGTCGAAGGTGCGCTACGAGCTTCAGAAGTTCTTGCCTATGCGTCTCGAGAACATGACTACTCAAGATGTCAAGTTACTCGATGCCGAACTTACTCCACAGATAGCTGCTGCCATTGAGGAGCAGGCTAAGTTCGAAGCCGAGCACAAGGCTGAGGAGGACAACGACACTGAGGTTCCTGAGGGTGGCTACCTTCCGGCAGCTTCCGGCATCCGCCCCGATCACGACAACCTTCCAGAGGATGTGCGCAATATCTGGGCGGAGAATAAGGAGCGTTGGCTGAAGATAAAGAAGCTCTACAACACTCTGCTAACCTTCGAGCAGCCATGCGACCGCTACGAATATCTCAAGCAACTGAAGGACTTGTGGTACACCTACAAGAGCGAACTCGGACGTTATGACGGCTACGTCGCTCCTTCTGACGATGCTCAGGCTGAAGGCGAAGAGCCTACGCCTGCCGATATCGCTAAGAACATCGCCAATGCGCGCTCGTATATCACCAAGAACGTAGACCGCCTCGCAGAACTCCGCCGTCTGTCGCGCGAGTCCGACGATGCGACTAAGGAGCTCGACGAGTACAACAAACTGCTCACAAAGGTTCGAGCCCGTGTTACCGTGCTCAACGACAACAACGCCCCTATCGGTGACGATCTGAAAACGAAGCTCAATGAAGCAGGCTTATCCCTTCCGTCCGCTGAGTGACGTTCCCACTCAGTACCATCTCGGTACTGGGCTGCACACGCTCGGCTTGCTCAGATGGATTCTGAAGCAGACCGGGCGTGCCGACGTTTACGTATCTACTTTCTCAACCTCCGACGCTTTCCTCTGCGGTTTCCTACGTCTGCGCCGGCGCAAGCTGATAGCCAACGCCACGCTCGTAGCCGACCTTAAGGCTGCACGCAAGACGGTGCAGCTCTATCGGCTTATGCAGAGCTGTTTCGACCATGTGCATCTGGCGCAGAACCACTCAAAGATAATGCTTGTCAAGAACGAGAACTATCAGGTTGCTGTTATTAGTTCTCAGAACCAGACCTATGGCGACCGCGCCGAGTGTACAATGATCACTACAGACCTCAAGGCTTACTACTCGTTGCTTGCCGGTCTGAGAGGCATCGTCGACAAATCACTTGAGCTAAATGGATTATTCAAACGACTTACTGACAAAGATAGAAAACTATGCGCGGGAGATGATGACCCCGACGGAGATATCCGCCCTTTTGGGTATTGACGAGCGTGAGCTGTGCGACGACATAGCCACTGTTGGCTGTCCTGCACGCGCGGCTTATGTTCGTGGCGCATCAGCCACGGCACTTGAGCTTCGCCGCACTCTTCACGATACGGCGCTTGCCGGCTCTCCTTGTTCTATTCAGGAGTGTCAGCGTCTGCTTGCTGTCGCTCTTTCTGCTGTCACTTAGCATTCTCAACAACCAATACTATACATTATATATATGCTTCCAGTTAACCTCGATGAATATTCGCGCTATGTCACCCTCGACGATGCTGAACTGCGTCAGCTCCGTGTCGCCGAGGGTGTATTGCTGCGTCTTCATCGCATACGCGGCATGTATGCCTATTGGTTGCAGTTCCCGTCAAAGGTTGACAACGACCTGGTGCAGTACGATATGGCTATGTTCAAGGTGTCGCGCTCTCTTGCTTACGAGGATCTGCATCTGGTCAAGGTGCTACTCGGCAATCTTCAGCAGACTACGAAGGAGTTCATGCGCTGGAAGATTAACAAGTCTCTCGAGCAGGACATCGCTGCAGCACGTCGCGCCGGCGACTTCCGGTCGGTGGCTGCGCTCTCTAAGGTGCTCGTGGCTAACAACCGCACCGATAAGGACGACGAACCCGACCTCGAATTCGACAAGATCGTGCCTCAGAACTTCGAGCCGACAGACGACCCTACGGTTCTCGGCATCGAGCGCATCCCTGACCTGCGTGGCAAGATACGTGCTCTCTACAAGCGCTACTCCAACACTATGATACAAGATGCTGATTTCGAGGAGATAAAAGAAGAGATAAAACCCGACGAAGATGAGTGATTGCATTGAACAACCAAACCTTCAGTATTTCAACGATGCGCAGTATTACGCACTCGCCATGAACACACGCGACGAGGTAATCGTTGCCGGACGTGGTGTGGGCAAGGGTGCTATTCAGGCGCGCCGTCTGCAGTCGTGCTTTCAGGGTATGCCCGGCTCCATGGGTGGCTTCGTAGCTCCGTCCGTCAAGCGCTGCCTGACCAATATCCTGCCCTCAATGCTCATCCACCTCGAGCGATGGGGCTTCAAGCGCGACCTACACTATGTCGTGGGTCGGCGACCGTGGAAGAAGCTCCACTGGAAATCGCCTATCTTCACGCCGGCGAACTGGGAGAACACCATCAGTTTCTACAACGGCTCCGTCTGCAATGTCATCTCGCAGGACCGCTCTGGCACGTCCAACTCGATGTCGCTCGACTATCTCATCATCGACGAGGCGAAGTTCATCGACTTCGAGCAGCTCAAAGACGAGACCTTTCAAGCCAACCGAGGCAACGAGATGTACTTCCGCCATTTCCCTCTGCATCATGGCATGACCATCACTTCCGACATGCCTATCACCAAGAAGGGCTCCTGGTTCCTCAACTACAAGGATAAGCAAGACCCAGAACTGGTGGAGGTCATCGAGGGGCTGGTCTACCAGATATGGAGACTGAAGCAGAAGCTGCTGAAGACTCCCGACAAGCACGAGCAGATCCAGCGACGCATAGACGAGTACAACAAGCAGCTCAACTTCTTTCGCTCGCAGTGTTTGCTATACCGCGAATATTCATCAATCGAGAACCTCGCACTCCTGGGCGAGGAGTTTATACGCCGTGCCAAGCGCGACCTCCCACCGCTCACCTTCGCCACGTCTATCATGTGCCAACGTGTGAGCATATCGGCTGACGGCTTCTACGGTGGCATGAGCGAGACCGCCAACCTCTACACAGCACCCAACGAGAGCGTGCTCAACCTGCACAACCTCGCCAACGCCGAGGGTGGTGCGCTACCTAACGACTGCCGCATGGATGCCGATCGCAACGACAAGCTGCCGTTGCTGATAGCCTTCGATACTAACAACCTCATCAACTGGCTCGTCGTCGGTCAGGTGCAAGGCTCGAAGCTGCGCGTGCTCAAATCGTTCTTCGTCAAATACGAGCGCAAGATTCCTGAGTTGCTCGACGACTTCAATACGTACTACCACTATCATCGCCGTCGTCAGATCATCTTCTACTACGACTCTACCATGGTGGGCACCAACTGGGGCTTGCACTACAACGACCCTCATAAAGAGGTGGTGCGCACGCTGCGCTCGATGGGCTGGGCGGTGCGCGAGGCTTATCTCGGCAACCCGATGAACCACGTACAGAAGAACGCTCTCATCAATAATATGTTTCGCGGGCGTGCCCGTCTGCAAGTGCTCGTCAACCGCGACAACAACCCCGACCTGCTCATCTCCATCACCTCTGCCGGTGTGTACAACGGCAAGAAGGATAAGCGTGGAGAGAAGCTCGCTGAGACCGAGGAGGATAAGCTGGAGGCTCGTACCGACGGCTCCGATGCCTTCGACGTGCTCTGCATAGGCGCGGAGACCAAGCCGGTGTTCCAGGGCACCGGCGGCACAACCAACACATACGGCTAAAATCTCATTTCTCATTTATTTTTTGTTTATACTTTACACCGCTGGCGCGTGATGCGTCGGCGGCTTTATTTTTTTATTATTACTACAAAAAAGTGTAGTAAATATTTGTATAATACGAAAATTTGTAGTATCTTTGTAGTGTCTTAAAAAGTAACACAATATGGAAAAGAATACCAATAAACAAGCAAAGGACAATACTGTTAAGCAACGCTTGCAGGACATTCTGCTGAGTGTGTCATGGCGTGATATCGCCAATACTTATTTCGACCGCTCGGCTTCATGGTTGTATCATAAACTCGATGGAATCGATGGCAATGGTGGTGTCGGTGGGTTCACAGACAAGGAGAAGGAGCAGCTTCGTGGTGCTCTTGTCGACCTCAGCGACCGCTTACGCCGTGCTGCTGACAATATTTAGGCAGGTGTTGTATTACATTTAAGACACAAGTCGTCCGTGCCTACGGATGCACTCAGCCTCGGCACTTCGGTGTCGGGGCTTTTTTGTTGTCTTTTTGCTGTCTTTTTAACTCTCCCTTCTGCACGTTAACTTTGCGAGTATAAAAGATATTGATATGGAAACAATAACAGATAAGCGTTTTAAAAAACGCAGGGGGGGAAGTATGAACCCAATAGTTTTTCACGATTACGAGGGCTTTTTGGCAAAGTTCACAGAGAACCCCAAGACAACTGATGAGTGTTGGACGCCGAAGGATGTATACGAAGCAGTGCTGCAATACGTCGGTGAAATATATCCTTTGGAAGGCAAGCAGATTTTGCGCCCATTCTATCCAGGAGGCGACTATGAACATGCAGAATACCCTTCGGATGGTGTTGTAGTGGACAATCCTCCGTTCTCCATGTTTACGAAGATATGCCGTTTCTACATGGAGCGCAACATTCCCTTCTTTCTTTTCGGTCCGGCTCTTACAATATTCTCTTGCTGCAAGTATGGTGCAACAGCTGTTGTCATAGCTCGGCAAATAAAATTCACCAATGGTGCAAATGTACCTTGCAACTTTGCGAGCAATCTGTTCGGCAACTTAACGGCTACAGCTTCACTTCGCCTTAGTGAACTCATTGAGGCGTGCCCTTCTCAAGACACCAAGGTTCGCCTTCCCAAATACATCTACCCGGACAATCTTCTTAGTGTATCCGATCTCCAGATTATGGCGCGAGGTGGTGTGGAGTTTTGTGTGGATAGCGAGCATTGTGTTGTTGTTCGCAATCTCGTAGCCATGCCGAAAGGTAAAAGTATCTTTGGCGATCATCTTCTTCTTTCATCAGCAAAAGCATCAGCAAAAGCATCAGCAAAAGCATCAGCAGAAAACCGCATACCAATTCCGCTCTCGCCTGCTGAACTCGATATTATAAGCAAGTTGGATTCAAAAGATATAAAAAGATGATTCTTTAGTTCTTTTTATTGATTAGGTTTATATTAGTGTAAGCCACTGGCGCGAGATGCGTTGGTGGCTTTTTATTTATACCTTACTAACAAAATAGTTAGTAAATAATTTGCATACTATCTAAAAAATTAGTACCTTTGTATTGTTCAATTAATAAACATCATTTATGAAAAAACAAGAAACAATTAAGATGAATGTCACTCCCGACGAGGAGGAACTCATCAAGGCAATTCGCAATTACTGCAACAGCTATCCAAATGGTTATCCCGAACTGCTCGACTATGCGGAGGATTTGTTTCAGCGAATGACTGATATGCCGAAAGACTAAGAACAAACGGTTCTCCCTTCGGGGAGAGCCTTTAACAAAAAGATATAAACTTAACGATTATGGAAGTAGTAGTAAAACAGAAACAAGAGAAGATCACCGATATGAAGAAGCGTATGCGTGACATTTACCTTGCAGTGTCATGGCGTGAGATATCGCGTACGTACTTCGACAAGTCGGTGTCATGGTTCCAGCAGAAGATGTACGGCATCGACGGTAATGGTGGCGTTGGAGGTTTTACCCCAGAAGAGGCAGAGCAGCTATACTGCGCTCTTAACGACCTCAGCGACCGCATACGTCGTGCTGCGGACAACATTAAAGCTCCGGCTACTGATGTGCCGTTTAATTGAACACTAAGTCGCCGTTGAGCTTACGGCGCACACCAGCCTCGGAGCCTCACGGCTTCGGGGCTTTTTTGTTGGCAATTGCCAACCTCGCACCGTCTCGCCTTACCGCTGATGAGCGTCCTCGATGTGGCGGTGTCTTTCACGATGGGCGCAAAATCCACAAGCCAAAATCACATACTCGGCACGACCGCCGGCATATTCCGCTAAAGGCGAGGGCGGCAATTGCCAACTCGGCGCAGGGCGGTGTAGTGCTGCATAGACAGAAAGTCTTGCACCCTGCAAAATCGTAATGCTTAACTCGTTGATTTTTAAGCATTACGATTTTGCAGCTATGGAAAAGGTACGCGAAAACGCGCTCATTTCTCTATTCCGGGCTTCTTTTTATTGCGGAAAAGAAGCAAAAACGCTTGCGAAAACAAGTTTTCGAGTGGTATTCTCCGGTAGAGAATGCTATTTTTACATCTTGCGCTATTCCGTTCGAGAGCATTTTAAGAAGATTATTGTACATCGGGTAGAGTGTCGTTTTTACTTCGCGAATTTACGGCGGACGGCTGCCACCCAAGCACCGATGCACTAAAGTGACGGAAATTTTACAGCAGCCTTCCGACTTTTCTTCCTACGGCTTCCTTAAAAAACTCGGTTTTCCATAAAATTTCAATCCCTTTTGCTTGTCCTCTCGCCTTGCTTCCACCGTCTTTTTGCGGCGTAAAAAGCGAAATTCGACCCGACGTGAATAAAAAAAACTCTCAAACGGGCTACAGATGAGATGTGTAAAAAGCTCTCTTCTCGCCTCTGAGAATAAATTTAAGGAGGACAAAAAATGAAAACAGCCACTTTCTACAGCTATTTGCCCAAGCGTTACACCGCCAACGACGCACATACCGAGCGCGTAAGACGTTTTATTTATTCGTTCAAGCGTGGCGACCGCCATGCGGTAGACTTCGCCATAAACATCGTAAGCGAGTGCCTTAATAAATGGTACGGCGCAAGCAATCAAGACTATGTGCTCGTGTGTATTCCTGCGGCTACAAGTGCCAAGTATAACCGCCGCTTTAAGCGTTTCGCTGAGGAGGTAAGCAAGCGCACCGGCATACAGAACGGCACGGCACACGTGAATATCTTCGGCATACGCGAAGCGAAGCACAACAACGCCGCGCACATTGTCAGCGAGTCGTATGGCTACCACGTGAGCACCGACCCCGACTTCTTCGCAGGCAAGAACGTGATACTCTTCGACGACCTCATTACTACAGGAGCCACGGCGGAGGAGTTCGCCGAAGAACTCGCAGCTGTAGATGCTAACGTCATCGGCGGCTTGTTCCTCGCACGCACCAAACTTATTCGCAATTTATAACCATTAAAGCTAAACAATATGAACAATTTTTCAGAACTCGTTCGCGAAGAACGCCCCGACTACAAAGTATATAATAGCGGTTTCGACTCGCTCAACAGCGTTGAACTCATAAGCCTAATAATAGGGCAAGGCAAAAGCACGCACGCAGCCATGCAGCAGGCTCGCCAGATAGTGAACATTTGCGGCGGCAGTCTTCGCGACATCGCCACCCGACGCGCCGAAGAGCTACAAGTAGTGCAGGGCGTAGACCCCAAGAAAGCAATGACACTACAAGCAGCGTTCGAACTCGCTAAGCGCATCGAGCGCGAAGCAGCAGCCGACCGCCCGAGCTTCAGAACCGCCGAAGACGTTTGGCGATACTTCCGCCCGATAGTGGGCACAGCAGACCATGAGGAAGCGCACGTGCTGCTCATGAACAATAATTTCAAACTTATTAAAGCCGTGAAACTATCAAGCGGCGGACTCACCGAGACAGCCGTAGACGTGCGCATCATATTGCGCGAAGCTCTCGTCAACAACGCCACCACGCTCACCCTGATACACAACCACCCAAGCGGCAACCCGTGCCCGAGCCGCGACGACGACCGCATCACGGCGACGCTAAAGCAGGCGTGCTCTACAATGCGGCTCTATCTGATAGACCATGTCGTCGTGACGGATAGCACATACTACAGCTATTCGGAGGAGGGCAAGCTATAGACCGCATCGCAACCATTTTGTTGAGCTCAACGAAATGGTTGCTTCTCTTCCCACCCACCGCCCTTCCGCCCGCCGCAAAAACGCCTGCAGCATTTTTGCGGCGGGTCCCAAAGAGGTAAAAAGCCACCATTTAGAGGCTTTTTTCATTTTTCTAACAAAACAAGGTGATTATATCAAAAAAAATCGCTTACTTTGCAAACAGCAAGAAAGAAAATGACATCTATAACAATAAAACAAGGAGGCAAAATTATGTGCATTATCAACGACATCACCCATTTTGTAAAAAATGGTTTTACAGTTTTGCGCCATGCCTCTTCCGGCAAATACGAAGAGAACTCACTTGAAATTGAGGCACTGAAGCGTGAGATGTTCTGTAAACCATCAAATCGTCACACAGATATGGAGAACCTCAGAAAAGATCGTGACAATATTGCCCGTGACGTACGCACGGCGTTTAATAATTTAGTTTTGAACAATGGCTAAACAATCCTATTCAATTAAAGGTACAAACATCTCTAACGGAGATGCTGTTGGCAATCAGATTGAGCAGACAGTTTCTGTCGACGACAATATACTGCCTGCTCCTCAAGAATTGGCAGAGTATAAAAATATCGACCCCAAAATTGTTGACTTCCTTATAAAGTCGTCAGAGCGTGAGCAACTTCACCGACATAAACAAGATGAAAAGAAGCTGAAGATACTCAACTACAACGAACATAAGGTCGGCAATATGAATTGGTGGGGCATGTTCTTTGCCTTTTTTGCTATTGTTACGACAATGGGGTTGGCAGCGTATGCTCTATATCTTGATCGAGCGTGGTTTGCTGGTATCTTCGGCCTGGCAGGCATCGCAAGCATAGCGTCTGTGTTTATAAATAACAAAAGGGTGTAATACCTAACGTGTCGCTAATTTGATTTTGAATGTTTTCATGACACATGAAAATTAGATAAAGAACTATTTGGGAGCCCTCGGTGCGTAACGCATCGAGGGCTTTTTTCTGTAAAAAAAAATAACCTTTTGATGATTTTTTATGTTAAAAAACTTGCGTAATATCCAAAAGATGATTATCTTTGCATTGTCAAAATAATTAAAGTTATGAGGTACACAGAAAAAGAAAAAGAACTGATTGAGGCTATCAGAAATTACAGAAAAGCCTACCCGAACGGAGCACGAGAACTTGAATTCTACATTATGGATTTAGTCTACGAGCTTATGGAGGATGAATAACCAAAAGCCCTCCCTCTCGGGGGAGGGCATAAAAAGATATAAATATGGAATACACAATCGTAAATCAGCAGACAACAGTGCGTCAGGTACTCAATGACGTGTACGAGGACATTAATTGGGCTTATCTCGCACAGAACTATTTTGGAAAATCCCGCAGCTGGCTTTATCATAAGTTCAGCGGACGCAACAACGGCAAGCCCGACGACTTCAGCGACATCGATCGCGAGCGTCTCAAGGGTGCGCTTGTGGATATAGCAAACCGTCTGAGAATGACGGCTGACAAGTTGTAATAACTTATTATTTTGACACCAGCCTCGGAACTTCGGTTCCGGGGCTTTTGATGCAACAAGCGGTTTTATATTGATTTTGTTTCATGATACATGAAAATAAAATACATGAAAAGAACTATTTGGGAGCCCTCGGTGCGTGACGCATCGAGGGCTTTTTATTTCCATTTCTCTCCAATTCTCGCCAAATTGGAGAGTTTTCCTCGCAATTCCTCGCTTTTCTTCAAAAATTCCTCGCAAATTCCTTGCACGTTTCAATCTTAATGCCTACCTTTGCCATCGCTACAATATACATGTGGAGCATTCCACATGAACAAAGGGCGAGACGATATGTTCAAGCCCAACCAACTTTTTCTAAACGTTGTGGGCTTATTTTTTTGCCCATAATATGCCACATCGGTACGAGGGGAGCAAGCCCTTTGTTCATGTGGAGCATTCCACATTTCTGTGGTGATGCCAAGACAGAATACGGCGGTTCGCCTTCCACGTGTTTTTTAGCCCTTTGTGGTGGATAAGCATGTATGTTGTAGCAGACGAGGAAGGACGAGCCGCTTTTTTCGTACCCCTACGTCAACCCGCGCCGGAGCGGTTCTCCGGTAATAAGGCTACAACATACATCATTATGCAAACATCTGCATCTATCCAGCGCACCGCTCAACTGCGCCCGTTTAGCATCAGCACCGCCTCCGTTAAGGCGTGGCTCAACGGAAAGAGCAAGTTTTACACCACAATCTGCGAGTTCGAGGTGACACGCCGCGAGGTTCTGCGCGTCCACGCTGCGCTTCTGTCTCTCGGCGCAGGCGCCATCAGCGCAGAGAGCAGCATCCTCGCCGCCCTCTGCTGTGTAGTCCTCTCGGGCTACAACGTCTACAAGTTAAACCAGGAGGAGAAAGGAGGCGAAGCATGAACGAACATCCATTCTACAACGAACTTTCATTGGTTCTTGTGAACACCTATGCACCAAAAAACAAGTTTCAGGAACTGGTCTGCAAGATGCTCTCTCCGCTGCACGGCATGTTGGTGGAGACGGAGCGCATCGATACCGTGTTTGACGATATTGAAGCGATAGTCCTTCAGGCTGACATCGAGAGACCGCGCCGCACCACTGCGATGCAGTTCGAGACGACAACTGAGGCGTCGGACCGATACGGCAAGCTATGCCGTGCAGCGGTGATCAGCGATGTTATCAAGGGCACGAGAGTTGGTAACGAGGTGGCTACGGTCTACTTCCATCCGGTGCAGGGCGTGCTCCAATACCTCAACGAGGGCGGTACGCAGCGTATGCAGCCGGTAATGTTCGGCAAGGTGAGCGCTGAGTGGTTAGCACAGTATGTTGATATGGTAGAGAAAGGAGGCAAAGCATGATAACAATAGATTGTACTCCCGTACGAGTATTGCTCGACAAGGAGAACTTAGCGAACAATATAGATCTGCTCCGCGACACTACTGACCGCCTGCTCGAGGAGACGGCGGAGATTAGCGACACGGCAGAGCTGGGCGAGGTGGTCGACCTTATGCGCAACCTTAACGAACTGCGCCGACAGCTAAACGAAGTTTTAAAAGCACAATAAGCAGAAAGGAGAATATTATGGAGACAACAAACAGAACAGATAGAGACGAGAACGAAGTACGCCGCGCTGAAGCTATCATTACCGTTATGGATGCTTACCTTGCTTCGCGATCACCGGAGCCTGGCAAATCTCAGCTTGGCGAGGAGTACACGGCGGAGTATAAGACAACGGAGGAGATAGCCGACGAGCTGCACAGCATCATGCCAATACACCCAATGGATATAGTGCTATACCTGCAGGGCGAAGGCTACGAACTGAAGACCGCTGAGGACGGTACGCTGCGGTGGGAGATCTGGCGTGACATGCATTATATGTTATAAAATAGAGCCATAAGATAAAAAACATTTTTTTACATTTTTCGCTTGCGGCGCATTCTATGTGAATAGGGTGTGCCGTTTTTGTATTCTTACGTGTCGCGAGCTTGTTACATCTTTGCCGTTGCAAACCAATAACAAGCATTTATGATCACTCTTCTTCAGTCGCTACCCGCAACATGTTTCTCTTCGTGCATCCCCGACGTGATATATTCGTTCACTCCCTCCAGTGGCGACATCGGCAACGCCAGCCGAATAGGCACCACCGTCACCATTACCATCGACGGCAATGAGATATTCTCAGAACGTTTCTTCCCAATCGACGGCAAGATAACACTCGCAGAGCTCGACCGCCTGCTCACTCCGTATGCTCGCCAGAACTTGAGCATCAACCTCACCATCAAGATCGAAGAAGATGACTACGCTTGGGAGGGTGATGGCGGTACTGCCACCATCTCGTCGAAGATCATATACTGCGAGGCAGATATCAACACTCCTGCTACCGACTTTATCAACACGCATTTTCTCACGATGTTAGATGGCGAGAAGCAGACCGCACTAAACCGCTTAGAATACCTACACTACATCGGCACCGACAAGGCTTCCGTCATTGCCGAGTACGACGATGGCACTACAAAGGAGTTCTCGCTCTCACCCGTTGGTGGCAATAGTCGCTATACTACGATTGATGTTACTCCGAGCAAGTTCGTTAGCGATACTGATAGTTGTTTATTAGGTTTTTGGGTCCAGGCTGGGCAGCGCAAGTTCCGGTTCTCTATCGATTTAGACGAACCTGACTGCGCTCCCATCCTGGTTTTCGAGAACTCTTTCGGTTGCGACGAGCTGCTCTACTGCACGGGTACACACACCGTGGCACCTACCTATAAGCGTAGCCAGGGCTACATCGGCAAGTATAACCGCAACTACGAGATAGCCGAGACACGCACCTTCAAGGCTGACACGGGCTTTCTCACGTTCGCAATGGCGAATTGGGCTGACGAGCTCTTCCGATCTAAGAGCATACATGTGGTGAACTTCAAGGACGGACACCCCAATGTAGGCAAAGAGGTCATTGTCACCGACTCAAAGTCGGAGTACAACAACAACGACGAGTCGATGCCACGCTTCACCTTCAGCTACCAGTATGCTCAGCGCAACCACAACGTGTTCGACACGCTGCGCTCCGGACGCATCTTTGACAACACCTTCGACAATACCTTTGAATGATGGGCGCTATACACTTTGCTGACATGCTGCGCCTGCTCGATCAGGCTTATCAGCACCGCTCACTCGTCGACATCCATGCGTGGGAGGGTGGCACCGGCGAGATGCTGCACTACAAGGGGTGGCTGGTGCACCACGTCAACTGGCGAGGTGGCTATGTGCGCCTGCGCAACCCTCGCAACCGTGCCATACGTGCATTGCCACAGATTTTTATCATACAAATCAATAACAAACGTGTTTATTTATGACCAATAGCAACACTCTTCTGCCAACATCGGCGCAGCCTGATGCCGAAGGCTTCCGCCGCTATCGCATAGCTCCGTCGGGCATAGGCTCGGCGGGGCAGAGCAACTCCGTGACTTCCGAGTATGGCTCCGACTCGAACACCATCTTCGACGATGATCGATTGCCTGGCAGTAATCTCGTGCGCCCAATCACCGTCGGCGGCAAGCAGTATAAGTACGTGCAGTGGGGCTACGACGACCAGCTGCCTTACCGTCTGCGCCGCGAGATAATGTCCAACATGATTACGGCGCAGTGCCAGCAGTTCAACATCGTGTCATGCTATGGTCAGGGCGTGCGCTTCGTCGATCGCAAGACAAAGCAAGATGTCTCCGATTCTGACATACTGCAGTTTTGCCTACGCAACTCACTCCAGGAGGTATTCCTTGAGCAGGCTACGGATATGAAGTTCTACTCGTTCTCGGTGACGGTGGTCATCCTCTCGCGCGACGGCGAGCGTATCGTGACGGTGCGCAACAAGGATGCCTCCTACTGTCGCTTCGAAGCTGCATCGAGCACCCATAGCGGCAAGCCGGAGCACGTGTTTTATGGCGACTGGCGCCTGGGCTTCCTCGACGAGTCGAAGATAGAGGCAATTCCTCTACTCGACTACTGGGACCCATTAGGAGACCTCATGGTGCGTATGGGTGCTGAACCCGACCCGCAGACGGGTCTGCGACGCAAGCCTACAAAAGACCGCAAATTTGCCATCGTGAGCCGTATGGCAACGCCGGGCACGCAGACATACCCCGTGCCTTACTACTCGTCGATATTCCGCGACACGTGGTTTGACATCTATCGTCTGATAGGCATCGGCAAACGCTACATGATAAAGAACACGTCGGCTCCAAGGGTGCAGATTGAGGTGCACGACGACTACTGGGATAACGTGTGCGACAACGAGATGATCTCTGACGAGCAGAAGCGCCGAGAGCGCAAGGAGCAGGAGAAGCAGAACATCATCGACTTCGTGACGGGCATCGAGAACGCCGGCAAGGCGATGATCAGCGGCTACTACGTAGACCCCAACGGCAAGGAGAACCGCATGGTGCGCATCGTACCGCTCAACGATGCCTCGAAGAAGGAGGGTGGCAACTGGAGCGACGACATGTCTGAGGCTTCTAACGCTCTGTGCTTCGCCTTCGGCATTCACCCGAACCTGGTGGGTGCTACGCCCGGCAAGAGCCAGATGAACAACTCGGGCTCCGACAAGCGCGAACTCTTTACGCTGAAGCAGGCTATCGAGAAGCCTTGCCACGACGTGATGTGCAAGCCGTATCACGTGATACTCCACTACAACAAGTGGCATGAAAAAGCCACTGTTGATGTGCCGATGATCATGCTCACAACGCTCGACAAGAAGCGAGATGCAAAGAAGGTGAGCGCTAGCAATGAGACTATAGAGTAATTATTAACATTCGCCTCGTAGCTTACACAAAGCTTAACGAGGCTCATAAGGCATAGTATGATAGCAATATTAAAAGAAGATTTTGAACGCTCACTGCCAGTGGGCGCATCAGCACACGACGAGGTATTCGAGGCAGTGTACCCTGCCATAGAAGCAGCACTCAACAATTACTACGACATGCTGCTCGGCGAGGCTGGTGCTCAGCGAGTTGAGTCAACCGACGAGAGCGAACCGTTAAAGTACTACTTTAAGATGTTGGTGTGCGTAGATGCGTTCCTCTCGGTGTTCAGACAGCTCGACCTCGTGCTCACTTCTACAGGCTTCGGCATAGTGTCGAACGACACTGTATCGCCGGCTTCGAAGCAGCGTGTTGATGCTCTTGAGGGTCAGCTGCGCACTGCGCTGTGCCGTGCGCGTGCTATGGTGGTACAGCAGCTGCGCTCTGAGGAGTGGGGCGTGACAGAGCAGGCGCAGAACTTCGTGCGCCACATATACACGGAGCACTACTTCTTCTTTGCACAAGGCATCCCAAGCCGGTCGTACAAGGACTGGGAGGCTATGCAACGTGCTATCAGCGAGGCAGAGGAGCAGCTGCGCGTGCGCTTCTCCGACGAGCAGATAGACGATGTGCTGAAGGCTTATCGATGCAAAGACAAAAAGGACATGGCAGAGTACGGAGGGTTCGTTCAGCTGGCGCGCGACTTCGTCGACCTCTGGGCTGCCGACGGTGACGGAGCACTGCACTCCGCTCTCTTCCGACGCATGGAGCGCCTCGTTGAGGGCAATCCGGAGACATTCTGCATTTACCCCACTACTACGGCGTACAGCTCTGCACACATGCTGACGTTCAGCAACAAAAAAGAATCTTCTGCATTTCTCTTCAATGGATAAAATAGAACTCACATGCCCCAAGTCGTGGAGCGAGCTGACACAAGAGCAGCTGCGCTACACCTTCTTTCTGCTTTCCACCTTCGCCGACAAGGTGATGGTGAAGACATATATGTTCGTGCGCTTCACTGGTATCAACGTCATCAAGAAGAACCGCTTCGGATGGCAGTGTGTCTATCAGCCCGAGGGCAAGAAGCGCAAACGAGTGTTCTATCTGCAGCTATGGCAGATACGCTCGTTCCTGGAGCAGCTCGCTTGGGTGGACAGCATAGAGCAAATGGATAATAGGTTGGATGTTGTCCAGGGTCTCGAAGCTGTCCATCCATTGCTGCAGGAGGACACCGAGCACCATCGCATCATAACCTTCGAGGAGTACCTCTGCATGGAGAAGTACTACCAACGCTTTCACTCTACGGGCAATGATGACGCTATCGATGTGCTCGCCTCTTTCCTCTATCGCAATCCCGACTTCTCGCGACCAGCAGAGCTGACACTGACACCTGCGGAGCGCCTTGCCACGCTTGCATGGTTTGCGCACGTGAAAGTCATCATGTCGCACGCCTTCCCACACTTCTTCCGCAGAACGGAGAGCGACGACGACATATCCGAGCTGTCGATGCTGCAGTCGTTCAATGTGCAGCTGCGTGCTCTCACCGACGGCGACGTGACAAAGGAGACACTTGTAAAGCAGACAGACTGCTGGCGTGCTCTTACTGAGCTCGAAGCCAAAGCGCGTGAGGCTGAAGAGTTCAAACGCAAATACCCTAAGGTAACTAACTAAAAACATTGGTATATGAAAGATTTGTTTCCTGCTCTCGACTACTTCTCTCAACTCGCTAAGAGCAACCGCCTCGCCACCGAGCATGACTTCCACCCATGTCTTTGCTCTGGTCCCGACTCTATACAAGGTGTTATGGACTCGTTCCGCAAGTACAAGAACTTCATCATGGTCGACGACACCACATCGCAGCAGACCTTCAGCAATGGCGTGGGCTATTTCCGACGCGATGTGTACACCGTCTTCATCGTAGCTCACTACCGCTACGACGACATGGCGGAGCGCGAGCAGAAGTTGAACCTCTGCCGCCAGTTGTTCCGACAGTTTCATTCCCGACTGCTGCACGATCGCGACGGACTCGGCGACGAGCGTCTGACATACCTGCAGCTGAACAACATCTACTCTACTGAGCTCGGTCGCTACGCCATGAATGGCGTGACGGGACTCTACTTCATGGTGCAGAACGAACAACCTATAGACATTAGCTATGAGCAATCAGACTGGACTTAAACCGAACATGACCGACGCCGAGCACCAGAAGTGGCTTGAGGGTTGGAGCGAGTTTATGGTTAAGATGTGGCGCGAGCGTATGATGCAGTTCGCGCCACCAGTTTACGATACCGGTGCTTTGTCGCGCTCCGTGCAGGGTGTCATACATCCAGGCCCGGTGACATCGATAGAGCACCGTTTTTTGGAGTATGGCATCTATGTGGCACGTGGTGTCGGCAACGGCTACAGCCATAACAACGGTGGCGACCTGGCATTCCTGAAGGACTGGAAGTCGAACCCACACCACCGGCAGAAACGCGACTGGTTCTCAAAGAAGTACATGTACTCGCTACACCGTCTCAACGAGTTCGAGGCTGCTTACTACGGCACTACATACAATGGTCTCGTGTCATCATTCCTACGTCAGCTCTTCACTGGTGGTTCAAGCACCATCGACCGCGCGGTAGCGCAGCTGTAGTGCTTTTCTCGTTTTTTTATTCTCGCCTCCATCGCCTTATCTTTGTATCATAAAAATAACATCAGAGTAATATGTCAACAAATAACGATAGCCTACGCAAAGACTTGGAGCAGATACGCGATGAGCGTGCTACTCATGCTAACACCGCACAACGCATCGGCAATGCGCTGCTGGGGCTGTTGCAGGTCGTTGAGCAGAAGCTGGACCTAAGCCGTTTTCTGCGACGCGACATTGACGACAAGGCAGAGGGGCATATACGCTTCGTGCGTGGACTATCTGTAGGTTCTGGTACACACGGCATGGCTCAAGATGGCTCAGCAGTACTGAGCAAGCTCATATCAATGCTTTACAGCACCGAATCGCAGTCGGGCTTCGGCTTGGTAGACCGCGGCGACGGCAAGTATCGCCTTGACATCACCGACCTTATGGTGTGGGGTAAAGCCATTTTCAACGAGCTGGAGGTGCGCAAGCTGTCATACGTTGGTGGCAATATCTACCTCAGTGGTGCTGGTAGCAAGATTGTGGCTGTGCAAGAAATCTATGACCTTCAACGCAACCTCACCGGGTGGAAGTGTTTCTTGCTCGCAGACGACGGCACAACGGCTACTCAGAACTATTGGAAGATTGGCGACCAAGCACGCTGCCAGACTTTCGACATTAAGCCTGGTGTGTACGAGGGCAAACAGAACCATCTCTACTGGCGCATTGTAACAGAGGTGAGCACCGAGGCTGAAGTGGTGACTAATGGTATGGGTGATGTGCTCTATGATGGCAAGTTGTTTAATTGGATAGTGCTCGCCAAAGGTAACTGCGCGGAGGGTAGCGATGAGCCAACTGCAGGAGATACCATTGTGCTTGACGGCTGCCAAGACCCTGCAAAGATGGATCGTCAAGGGGTGCTTATGTTAGAGACTACTGGACCTGACACGCCACGCATCGTTGCTTACAAGGGTGTCAATAGCTACACGCATGATGGTAGAGAGGTGTTCTGTCTGTCGCCGAATGGCTCGCGCATAACATCTACGTCGTTCGAGTGGATCTCGTCATCAGGCCAGACTATACACATGGTGAACTACCGCGGCGAATGGCAGCGTGGCACTACTTACGACTATTACGACCAGGTGAACCACAACAACGCTGTGTGGCTCTGCACTAACGAGAGCGGTACTGCAGCTGAGCCGGTAAACGGCTCGGCGGACTGGCTGAAGCAAATCGAAGGTGAGAAGGGCGATCCTGGCGAGGATGGCTTGGCGTACCAAATAGTGATAACGAGCAGTTCGGGCACGGTGATGATAAACGGCACC